GGAATTTCAGACAAGGGAAGACGGCGATAAGCTTTCTATTGAAGGATATTTCGCTGTTTTTAATAGCAACTATGATATAGTGCCGGGACTCAGTGAGTCTATCGCTCCGGGTGCTTTTACTAATTCATTATCAAATGACATTAGGGCGCTAATCAATCATGATACCACACTCGTTTTGGGCAGAACAAAAGCCAACACTCTCCAGCTCAAAGAAGATTCTCGTGGCTTATGGGGACACATCGACATCAATCCGAACGATGTTGACGCTATGAACCTATATGAGCGAGTAAAGCGTGGTGACGTGGATCAATGCTCGATAGGATTTAATATCCGTTCTGAAGATACCGACATCAAAGAGAACGGTGACATCCATTGGACAATCAGAGATGTGGAGCTGTTTGAAGTATCATGTTGCACTTTCCCAGCTTACGAGGAAACAAGTATTTCGGCTCGTGAAAAGCAGCGTGACGAAATCAAAAAGCGTACGATGGATAAATGGCGAGCTGATATGAAAGCGAGGTTATCAAAATGGCATTAAAAGCATTAATGTTACGAAAAAAAATTGATACGAAGAAAAAGGAACTGGAAGCGCTCAGGGCAAAGGATGCCGAGTTTGAGAAGCGTGAATCCGAGTTAACAGCATCAATCGAGGAAGCATCGACCGATGAGGAAACACAGGCGGTCAACGAAGAGATCGAGAAGTTCGAGGCCGAAAAGGGTGAGCATGAAGCAGCTAAGTCCGAGCTTGAATCAACTATCGAGGGACTTGAAAACGAACTTCGTGAAACAGAAAAAGAAACTGAGACTCCGGCAGAGCCTACAACGGCACCGGAAGCAAGAACAAACAACAATATTACGGGGGTAAGAGCAATGGATATTGCAAAGAGATCATTCAGAGATATGAACATCGCAGAGCGTACAGCGATGATGGAGAGAGAAGATGTAAAGGCTTGGCTTGGCGAGGTAAGAGCGCACATTTCCGAGAAGAGAGAGTTAACCAATGTTGGTCTTACAATCCCGGAAGTATTCCTTGGATTCCTTCGTCAGAATGTCGAGAATTATTCCAAACTTTACAAGCACGTTACAGTAAGACCTGTTTCCGGCACCGGAAGAGAAGTTATCATGGGTTCAGTTCCCGAGGGTGTTTGGACTGAGTGCTGTGGTGCTCTTAACGAGCTGAATATGGTATTCAATGACGCTGAGGTTGATTGCTATAAGGTAGGCGGTTTCTTCAAGGTTTGCAATGCAGTTCTTGAGGATTCAGATCTTGACCTTGCGGCAGAGCTGCTTGACGCAATCGGACAGGCTATCGGTCTTGCGCTTGATAAGGCTATCCTTTATGGTCGCAACACATCAGCTAACAGCAAGATGCCACTCGGTATCGTTTCAAGACTTGCTCAGACATCTCAGCCAGCAAGTTATCCGGCAACCGCAAGACCTTGGGTTGACCTTCACACAAGCAACATCAAGACAACCAATAACACAGGTGTTCAGCTCTTCCAGGATTTGATCGTTAATGCCGGCGCCGCAAAGGGCAAGTATGCAAGAGGCGGCAAGGTATGGGTTATGAATGAGACAACTTACACATATCTTCAGGCACAGGCTCTTTCAATCAATGCTTCCGGCGCTATCGTTTCCGGCATGAATGGAACAATGCCAATCGTGGGCGGTGTTATCGAGGTTCTCGATTTTATCCCTGACAATGTAATCATTGGCGGCTATTTCGAGCTTTATCTCCTTGCTGAGAGAGGCGGCGCTAAGTTTGCACAGAGTGAGCACGCTTTCTTCATTCAGGATCAGACAGCCTTCAAGGGTACAGCTCGCTATGATGGTCAGCCGGTTATCGCTGAGGCATTTGTCGCACTTGGTGTCAAGAACACAACTCCTGACGCATCAATGACTTTTGTAGCCGACAAGGCTAATGTTGTTGACCTTGCAGAGATTACTGGTGTGACACTTTCACCGTCATTTGATGCCGGAACAACCGTATACACAGCGGCAACAACCAACGCTAAGGACGCAATCACAGCAACCGCTGAGGATGCTAATGCAAAGGTTACACTTTACTACACAACAGGCACAACAACCAAGCAGGTTGTAAACGGCGCTAATATCACTTGGGCGGCTGGCGCTGATAATGTTGTTAAGGTTGTTGTTGAGAACGGCAACAGCACCAAGACATATCAGATCACCGTTACAAAGTCATGATCGGAGAGGCGGCATAAATGACAGATAGCGAGTTACTTACAATGTTAAAAATTGATTGCGGTATAACCACAACGGCATTTGATGAGCGACTCGCTCAGTATGTCGAAGTAGCAAAATCTGAAATTACAAGAGAGGGAGCAACGCTTGTTGATATAGCAAGCGACTCCCAACTTGTAGTCATGTATGCGGCTTGGTTATGGCGCAAAAGAGACACAGGCGAGGGCATGCCGAGAATGTTGCGGTATGCAATCAATCAAAGGGTCTTTTCAGAAAAAATGCAGACCGAGGGGTAAGGCTTATGAATATATCCGATACCTTAAAATTAATAGGCTTTGAGTATGTAAAAGATGAGTTCGGTGTTGGCTGCAAGGTCGAGACCGTCCGCGAGGTTTTTTGTGACAGCCATTCAGTAACGCAGACGGAGTTTTTTTCCGGTCAGCAATTAGGGCTTAAGCCGGATTTAAAATTTACGGTTTTTGCCGGAGACTATGACGGTGAGACGGTCATTGAGTTTCACGATGTGCGGTATTCGGTATATCGCACTTATAACGCCAATATGGATTATATCGAGTTATATGTTCAAAAGGATATAGGTGTACAAAATGGCAGCAATTAGCCCCGGCGCTTTTGCAGAGGAGATTGAAAAAATCTTAGAAGAATATGGGGACGAGGCTGTTGAGGCGCTTAATGAATCTATTGGGGAAGCTGCAAAGGAATCCCAGAAGCAGATTCGGAAATTTAATCAAGGCCGTACCACTTGGGAAGAATATCCCAAAGGCTGGACGATCGAAGTTGCAAAAGAGCGCTTGGAAACATCAGCAACGGTTTACAACAAATCAAAGCCGGGTCTTACACATTTGCTTGAATTTGGTCATGCGCTAAGAAACGGTGGCAGATCATCAGCATTTCCTCATATTGCGGATGTTAATGATTTTGCGCAAAAGGATGTACTTGAACGGTTGGAAAGGAAGTTATCGAAATGACCTTACAGGAAGTTAAGTTAATGATGTCGGAAATGGCATCAAGAACCGAAGTAAACGGTTATATATATCATCATTATGATGAGGGTAGCGCTCCTGAGTTACCGTATTTGATTTTTTATTATCCAAGCTCCGATAATGAGAGTGCCGATAATGTTGTATGGTCAAACATAAACCGTTTAAACATCGAACTATATACAGACAATAAAGAGTTTTCGATTGAAAACGAACTTGAAGCCGTGCTAAAAGAGCATGGCTTTTTTTATGAAAAATCCGAACAGTACATCAAGGATGAAAAGATGTATGAAGTTTTATATCAAATGGAGGTAGTAATCAATGGGTAGAATCAGATTCGGTATTAAAAATGCTCATTATGCAATTTCAACCGATGATGGAACAGGTGCACTTACTTATGATACACCCGTAGCAATTCCGGGCGCTAAGTCAATCTCGCTCGATGCTCAGGGCGATGCAGTTAATGAGTTTGCTGATAACACAACATGGTGGCATGGAAATGTAAATAACGGTTATTCCGGCTCAATCGAGTTTGAGGATACAGCAAGTGCAGATACATTTTTGCAGACCGTTCTTGGACAGACCAAGGACAGCACAAGCGGAATCGTTACCGAGTCAGCAGCAGATGAGCCAAAGGAATTTGCTCTTGGTTTCCAGTTTGAGTTAGCTGGCGCAACCGATACGGGTAAACGTGTATGGCTCCTGAGAGTCACAGCATCAAGACCGGCTCTTAGCGGCTCAACGAAGGAAGCTTCAATCACTCCTCAGACCAACACAGTTAACATCGTAGCTATTCCGAGACTTGCTGATGACAAAGTTAAGTATTCTTGTGTCTCAAGTGACGCGGCTTATGCTACTTGGTTCAGCGCAGTGGAGCCATAAGAAAGGAAATCCCATGACGGAAATAATTAATATTGACGGTCGGGATATAAAGTTCAAAGCGACGGGGTCAACACTCCGCCGCTATCGTGACCAATTTAATCGAGATTTGTTTGAGGATTTTAACAAGCTTACAACGGAGGATGTTTCCGGTGATGCAATGGTAATCATGCAGAACTTGGCTTTCATCATGGCTAAACAGGGCGATGATAACGGGGAAATGTCGGATGATATAAATGACTGGCTTGATAGTTTCGAGTCATTCCCGTTTAATGAGGTCGCTCCGAAGATTGTACAGCTTTGGCAGAAATCCAACATAACAACAGTACAGCCAAAAAACACAGTAAGCCGTCGGAAAGGAAACTAACGGCGGCTCTTTTCTTGCTCAGATGTTGCCGACTTGGGTTATCAATGGAAGATTTGGAACATATCACTGTCGGAATGGTTTTCGATATGTTCATTGAAGCCGATAACGATAATTACAAATGGGAACAATTGGCAACAGCCGAGGATATAGATAATTTTTAAAGGAGTTGGAAAATGGCGAATAGAATTGCAGGAATTACAATCGAGTTAAACGGCAATACAACCAAGCTCCAAGATTCTTTAAAAGGTGTCAACAAGTCAATAAAAGAGACTCAGACACAATTAAAAGATGTTAACAAACTCCTAAAGATTGACCCAGGAAACACCGACTTACTCAAGCAAAAACAGGAGTTATTGAGCAAGTCGATTGCAGATACAAAAGAAAAACTCGAACAGGAAAAGGCAGCGCTCGAACAGCTTAAAAATTCTGATGGTTCGGAAAAGACTAAGAAACAACAGGAAGCATTAACTCGTGAGATCATAGCAACCGAGGATGCACTAAACAAGCTTGAAGCGGAATACAAGGAATTTGGTTCCGTTGGTGCTCAACAGGTCAAAGCTGTCGGCGATAAGATGCAAGAAGTCGGCAGCAAGATAAAGCAGACCGGCGAAAACATTAAAGGTTTTGGCCAAAGCATGACTACTCATGTGACAGCTCCAATAGTGGCTGTCGGTGCGGCATCACTTGCGACTTTTAATGAGGTTGATGGAGCTGTTGACATTCTCATCACTAAGACAGGTGCATCGGGTGAAGCGCTCGAAGGCTTGACCGACATTGTTAACAGCATTGCAACAACTATTCCGACAAGCTTTGAAACAGCCGGAACCGCTGTCGGTGAGGTTAATACACGTTTTGGAGTCACGGGCGAAGAGCTTGAAAAATTATCGACTCAGTTTATTCAGTTCGCAGAGATCAACGGAACTGATGTTAATAACTCGATTGATGTAGTTTCGCAAACTCTGGCGGCTTTCGGACTTGATGCAAAAGATGCTGGCGCAATGCTCGACACGCTAAACAAGGTCGGACAGGATACAGGCATTAGCGTTGACGCACTTGCACAGAGCATGACATCAAACGCAACAGCGCTCCAATCAATGGGGCTCAATGCTTCCGACTCAGCCAAGTTACTCGGTGAGTTAGACAAAGCCGGAATTGATGCAAGCGTTGTCATGACAGGCTTTTCAAAGGTGCAAAAAGAAGCGCTCGAAGATGGTGTTTCGATGCAAGATAAGTTTGCTGAGGCACTTTCAAGCTCGGAATCTGCTATTGATATTTTTGGCTCAAAGGCAGGCCCGAAACTTTACGAATCATTCCAAAATGGAACACTTTCGATGGAAATGTTCACAGCCGGTACAACCGACTTAAATGATTCACTCGGAAGCGTAGAGGAAACATTCAATGCAACACTTGATCCGACAGACGAATTAACAACCACACTCAACGATTTAAAGCTTGCAGGTGCGGATCTTGGTGCTGTCATGCAAGAGCAGTTAGTTCCGATAATACAAAACGTCACGGACTTTATTAGACAAGTCAAAGACGGATTTTCAGGACTTGATGATTCACAGAAACAGTTGATTGTTACTATTGGGGCAGTTATTGCAGTAGTCGGCCCAATAGTTGCTGTTATCGGAACAGTGGTGAGTGTTATCGGAACAATAGTGAGTGCCATCGGCACGGTTGTAAGTGCTATCGGTGGATTTATCGGAGCGGCTGGAGGAATTGCCGGAATACTAAGCTCCGTTGGTAGTGCTATCGGTGGAGTAGTTGCGGCGCTCGGCGGGCCGCTGACTCTGGCTATTGCGGCGGTTATTGCAATCGTTGCGGTGCTTATCGCTAACTGGGATAAGGTCAAAGAGGTGGCTATTTCGCTTGCGCAGACTGTTGCCGAAAAGTTTGTGGAAATCAAAGAAAAGGTTACTGAGGTAGTTACCAATGTAGCACAGGCGGTTTCTGAAAAATGGAATGAGATAAAATCAACCGTTACCGAGGTTGTAACGAATATTTATAGCACAGTTACAGAGAAATTTAATTCGGTCAAGTCAACAGTAACCGAGATTGTCGGAAACATCTATAACACCATCAAGTCAAACTTTGATAACGTCAAGAGTACTGTGACAGGAGTAATTGACGAGGTAAAAAGTAAGATTGAAACAGGATTTAACACAGCAAAGTCAACCGTTGAAAGCGTTATGAATACCATTAGATCAAGCATAGAATCCGCTTGGAGCGCCATTCGCAGCATTATCAAATTACCCAAATTCAGCATTAGCGGAGAGTTTAGTTTAAAGCCTCCAAAAGTTCCAAAGCTATCAGTTGATTGGAATGCGAAGTCAATGAAAAATGGTATGATTCTCGACACTCCTACAATCTTCGGCTATAACGGCGGCTCTTTAATGGGCGCTGGTGAAGCCGGTGCGGAGGCGATTATCGGTGTTAATTCTTTGCAGAGCCTCATTCGTGGCGCTGTCAGCGAGTCCGTTACCAATTACGGTGGTGTTAATGTAACGGTATACGGAGCGCCCGGACAATCTGAGGAAAAACTTGCAGAGATTATTTCGAGACGTATCAATAGTGAAGTTGCTAGGAAAGGGGCGGCTTGGAGATGAGACACTTACTAACCATAGACGGAAAACCGACTAGCGACTTTGGAATTTTTATTTCCGGGGTTGGGATTTATAACGCTCCTGAAAGGGATGTTGATTCGGTCAGCATCCCCGGACGGAACGGAGACCTGACCATTGATAAAGGCCGCTTTAAAGATATTAAAATAACATATCCGTGTTATATCGTGCAGGAATTTGCGGATAAGTTTAGTGCTTTTAAATCTTACTTGCTGAGTCGGAGAGGACATTTCCGACTTGAGGATGATTATGACGCAGATCATTATCGGAGAGCATATTATAAAGACTCAATCGAGCCGGAAACACAAATACTTCACAGAGTCGGAAAGTTTAATATTGCTTTTATTTGTGACCCAAGACGTTTTTTAAAATCCGGGGACAATGTAAATGTCTTGGCATCAAACGGGAGTCTATTTAATCCGACTTACTACGATGCTAAGCCATTAATCCGTGCTTATGGTACGGGTAGCTTTACGGTTAATGACATTACGGTCACAATCACAAGTGCGAATCAATACACGGATATTGATTGCGAAATCATGGACGCATATAAGGGCGCAACAAACTGCAACGGAAATATAAGAACCACAGACAACAAGTTTCCTACGTTAAGAGCAGGACAAAATAATATCACAAAAAGCGGTATATCAAGATTAGAGATAACTCCGAGGTGGTGGACAGTTTAAGGTGTAGAAACATGATACCAATTTTATATTCCGAAAACACAACACAATTTAATACAAATGGTTTAGGTAGACTTGATGATTTAATTGATTGTACCGTCACCGAAGAAAGAAACGGAGAGTTTTATCTGATTGCGACCATACCGATTACAAGCCGAATGTACCCATTGATAGGGTTATCCAAAATCATTTATGCGGTAGCGCATGATGGGGATGATGGACAGGCTTTTCGTATTTCAAAAATCAGCAAACCATTTGACGGAAAGGTCGAGATTGAAGCACAACATATCAGTTATCAGTTATCTTGGATTCCATTAAAACCATTCACAGCAGGTAATTGTCCCGAAGCGATATCAAAGATAACAACAATGTCGGCGGAGAATAATCCGTTTACATTTTGGACGGATATACAAACTGTGGCGAATTATTCGCAGGACGTTCCTGCAAGTGTAAGGAATCGGCTCGGCGGTGAAGAAGGCTCTATCCTCGATGTGTATGGCGGCGAATATGAATTTGATAACTATACCGTCAAGTTACATAGCGCAAGAGGACAAAACAAAGGTGTCACATTGCGCTACGGGAAGAACATAACCGATATTAAACAGGAAGAATCAATCGAAAGTACATACACTGGTATATGTCCGTATTGGCAAGGTGAGGATTCGCTAGTAACAATCAGCGGTTATGTTGTTGAGTCCGAGTATGCGAGTCATTACCCATTTAATCGTACTATGGTGGTTGATTTTAGTTCTGAATTTGAGAACGAACCAACAGGAGCGCAGTTACTTGCGGCGGCTCAAAGCTATATCAATCGGAATAACATCGGAGTGCCGAGTGTGTCGATTGATGTCAGTTTTGTTGCATTGTGGCAGACTGAGGAATATAAGGATATTGCAAATCTTGAAAGAGTTCAGTTATGCGATACCGTAACAGTGTTATTTGATAAACTTGATATCGCCGTTACTGCAAAGGTTGTAAGAACCGAATACGATGTGTTGATGGAGCGATACAACGAAATCACTATTGGCTCGGTTAGTACATCGCTTGCAACAACAATCAGCGATATGGACAATGAGGTCGCTCAGAACATCAAGAACGCAAAATCTGAAATGCAGAAAGCGATCAATAATGCAACGGCACAAATCACAGGTGCGAAAGGCGGAGTCATACAGACTCATTTTAATGCAGATGGCGAACCGTATGAAATGACCATCGCAAATAACAAAAATCTTGCAAGTGCAACTAAGGTGTGGCGATGGAATATAGGCGGTTTAGGATTTAGTAATACTGGATATGACGGACAATACAGAACAGCTATCACGCAAGATGGTTCGATTGTTGCGGATTTTATAACCACAGGCACACTTGATGCATCAAAAGCAACCATCACAAACCTCAACGCAAGTAATATTAATACAGGAACATTAAACGGAAGTGTTGTTAATATTACAAATTTAAACGCAGGAAATATAACCGCAGGAACGATAAAAAACAAAAACAATAATAATACATATTGGAATTTGGACACTGGTGCATTTAAGACCACGAATGCAACGATTGTTAATGCCGCTTGTACAGGCTCATTTAACTCAGAGAGCGGCGGCACTTGGGTTGAACTTAAAAATGGAGTATTCCACGGAAGTAAATCGGGATATACGGAAATTGGTGCAATAAGATTTAATTTTACGATTAATAGTGGCGGCAACAATTATGATGCAATGTCAATACAAGCATTTAAAGATTTGCATATCCAAGGGCATTTGTGGGTTGATCCAGATGGTGGCGGCGCATATAGAGTTTTGGACAATTCGAGTATAGAGATAGTCAACTGGATTCAGTGGGAGACTCAAAGGTCAAGCGGAATTGAATGGGTAAAAGAGGGTACTGAAATGGCTTGTGGCAGAGCAACATTCCATTGCGGTATGTTGTGCGGTTGGACGCAGTTTGAAAACGTAATAGTAGGTGAATAAATATGATAGATTTAGCGATAGACCAAGCAAAAAGCGAATTAATTAATGCAGTTAATCAGATTATGGCAGAACATAAATTAACTCCGTCAATTATGGGGTTAATTATTGAG